ACCCATAATCGTTGCAAGGGCATTGCGGTCAGAGATTTTTGTTTTCTCTTGGAGTTGCTGGAGCACATACTTCTCATTGTCGTTACAACCAGGGCACTTCCAAGACTTTTCTACAACTTCAAGTTCTACAACACCATCTTCAATCTCTGGTAAAGGATTTAGCTCACTGATAGATGGATAAGCACAAGCGGCACTGGTTGTAGCAAGAATTGTAGCAATAACTTTTTTAAGCATTAAATCGTTTGAACTCGGCATCCGCTTAGAGAGAAACTCTCTGTCGGCTCAAGTTTATGTAGTGTAGCACTAATACCCTACGGTGTCAAACCTGTCAGGGAGTGCTGACCCAAACTCTGGAAAATAAGTTCTGAAGAGTTGACTTGCTTCTATGTGCTTACCGTCATCAGTCAACTTCTTACATTCTTCTAAGATACGTTTCTTAAAACTTTGTGATGCTCCGTTAGTCATCTGCGTCTCCGATAAACTCTAGTGAAAATACATCGTGTTCCTCAATATTAGGGTCTAACCACTCAGAAAATTCACATTGGATTGAATACGCATCGTCTAGATTTGTTTCACAGAGAATATGTATACGATCTACTGCCCAGTCATGTGTCTGTACAAGCGTGTTTTCCAAAGTTTCCATAATCTTTTCGCATGTAGCGCCCTAGGATGTTGCTATTGTAGTATGCAGGGCTTCCATCGTCAAGTGCCTCAGATAAGACATTATTTAAGAATAACTGCTTTGTTTCCTCAAAGTTACAGTTACCTTTTGTATCGTGAAGACTTAGAATTTCTCTACTGAAGGTCTCCTTACCGTATTTCTTTAGGTCTTCTTTTAATTCTGGGCAAGAACCGTAATACTTCTTCCAATCCGATTCTTGTTTTACTTTTCTTTTTTTACCTGGCGGTTTTCTAAACGACCAAAAATACTTTCTACCAATGTAACGTCGTGAGTTGGACTTATTGGTAATGAGATAAACAAACCCGAAGTAATCCCCAATATCGTTACTATCAAAAGGTTTGTTATCAAATGTCCATGGATTCTCATAACTTACATCATTATTTATGCCTAAGCCCATCCTATAGAATTCAATGAGCTATTATTTATCTTTAACCGGGACAAACCTAGTCTAGACAAAAAAAGGGGACTTGTCAAGCCCCCCTGAGTATTATCACTTCTTTGTTGGCGGTTTGCCCTTCACTGGTTTATGTCTACCAGGAAGTTCATCTGTACTCAACTTATACTTTGCTTCGTCCGCTCTTTGTGATTCTGGAGTTGGAAAGTAACCAGACTCAACAATGCTCTGAATATACTCAGAGTCCAATTGCATCATTACATAATGCGCTTCGTCTACGGTGTCTGCGTGCCCCTCAGAGAGGAGATAGTCTAACACTAGGTCATATGAATCAGTAAACTTCAATCTTCTTGGGTTATCTAGGAGACTACTGTAAGCACTTGGTTTAATTTTACTCTTTGCCAAATCTGCTTTAAATGCTTTTGGATCTAAGGCAGTTGATGGAGAAGGCATAGCACTTCTTAAACCACTCATCAAAGGATTATCAGTTTCTGATGTTCCTCTGATTGCTTCTCTTTCTCTTTGAGCAGCAGCTAGTCCAGGGTTTGCCTTTTCCCACTTCTCTCTTGGGGAGAGAGTCTTATCGGCATTGATAGCATCAAGTTCCTGTTGTCTTCTAGACTTTACTGGAACTGGTCTTGGTCTTGGTTTTGGTGCTGCTGCTTGAGGACCTTGAGGACCTGGTGCTGCTGCTTGAGGACCTTGAGGACCTGGTGCTGCTGCTTGAGGACCTTGAGGACCTGGTGCTGCTGCTTGAGGACCCTGAGGACCAGGTGATGCTGCTTGAGGACCTTGAGCACCAGGTGATGCACTCAAGGCACTAGGATCTAATTTATATCCCTGATACCCTTTAAAATCCTTAGCACCAGCTGGTGCTATGTATTTTGAAATCTCTGACGTTTGTGCTGGAGTTAACTGATCTACGGGAACAAAACCACCGACAAGTTGACCAGTAGTTGTATCTTTATATCTAAATCCTTTAACTCCACCTTGAGTTGCTGAAACTGGAACTAATTTTTCTTGAATGTCTACTTTTAGCAATTTTCTCATTATGATCCTCCTGGCTTGGTGTTAGGGAATAATTTTTGTATTCTCTCTCTTTCTTTTTTCGCTGCCTCAGCATCTAACTGTCCCTTTTTGGGATCCTGGGCGGTTCCTCTCTTATCCCAGTCACTCAGTTCTTGACCAGTCCTTTTGCCTAGTCTACCAATGTTTTCAACACCTTTGATACCGGTCAGTTGGTTAATAAATCTTCCAGCCTGAGTAACAATATTTGAACCTGCACCAATTGTATTTGCTAATGTTTGACCGCCAATAGTTGGTGTTGGTTGTTGACCTTGCAATTCCTGTGCAGGTCTATTTGCAGCATAATCTATAGTCGCTCCTGCGGTTCTTGCAAGTTTACCACCTAGAGTTCTTCCAACAATATGTTGCCCAGTCCAATTGGCAACGTCGCCCATACCCTTTACAAAGTCTTTAGCACCACTTAGAGATGGTGGTTTTGGTAGAGGTTGACTTGGTTTTGGTTTGAAGAATTCTCTTGCCTTTGTTAATAACTCACTACCTTTTTGTCTCCAATCAGGTTTTGGTCCCTGAGGTCCCTGAGGTCCCTGAGGACCTTGTGGAGTTCCAGAAGACCCCTGAGATGTTGAACCAGTTCCAGAAGTCTGAGCAGTCTGTTGTGGTTGTTGTGGTTGTTGTGGTTGAGCAGCCTGCTGTTGTTGTAGTCTATCTTTTGCTGCTTGTGCTCTGCGATCTCTAGACAGTCTTCTCTTACCCTTCGCCATTTGCATTACGAAGTCAGATGCTCTTTGAACTGTACCAGTTGCTGCTCTATCAATTTTATCTTTATTCATTCCATAAAGAGCAGCAGCACCACCTAAAAGTGCGGGTCCCCACATAGGATAAGTCGCTGCAGCTGCAGCGGTGCCTGTGAAAACGGCTTCATTCAAATTTTCAGTCTGATATCCATCCACATAAGATTCATATAACTCATCCCATGTGTAGGAGCTAAAATTACAACCTTCTTGTATTAGATGTTCTACACAATATTCAAAATTCTCTAGTAGAACGTAATCTAATGCAAAAGATTTGCACCATTGTTCACTCATGTATGGCAGAATTGCCGCTGCCTTTTTTGCATCCGAAGCATATCCAAAATGAACCAAATATCCAATCATTGATTCATAAAGTTCTTCTTCATTGATTTCAAATTCTTGCTCTTCCTGAACTTCACTGACAATAGTATCTTCAGTCAGGTTTTCGGACTTGTTAGCGTAAATAGAGGCATACGCTTCTTGAAGTCCCCTAAAGGTCTTTCCAGCAGATTCAGACATTTTAACAGTTTTCTTTTTCTATAAACTTATTTATAGAAAGAACTACTTACCTTCTTTCTTAGTGAAGTCCATCGCCTTTTCAAATCTTCTATATCCTTTATAGGCTTTATTCACATATCCAAGAGTATCACTTGCAAACTGTTTGAATGTTTTCTTTATTGGTTCTGGAGTTGCATCCTTTACTTTACTAACAACCTGCTTTACGGTTTCTGGTGTTTTTTCTCTGTAGATATCTTTTAGGTTTGCCTTCACCGTTTGTCTTGTAACTGCTTGTCCTGCTTTACCAAACACTCTATCAAATGCTTTTCCAGCAAAATTAACAGCAGTTTCACCGCCACCAACAGCACCAAGAACTTGTCCTCCTGGACCAAGTGGTGTTCCCAAAATAGCACCAGCACCAGTACCCAAAATTCTAGCACCAGCCTCTACTGCACCTTTAGCAGTCGCTCTTCTGTCTCCACCACCTTGTGCTAGAGTCGCTTTTTTAGCCCTATCAAAATCAAAATATGCAGTAACAGCAGTAAGACCTTTTGCTACTGTTTTTAATCCAGCAGCATTTCTTGCAGTCGCCTGAGTATTTGTTAATACTCTATTCTTAGCAAGTTCTTTTGATAAAACGCTTGGTGTTATAACAGAAGTTCTTGGTGCTCTTACAGAAATACTTCTTGGTCTAGGTGCAGGTGCAGGTCTTACTGCAACTGGTTTAGGAGAAGGTGCTGGAGCAGCAACAGGTTTTACTGGAGCAGGAGCTGGAGTCGCCGCAACAGGTTTTGCTGGAGCAGGTGCTATAGGAGCAGGTTTTGATGCTGCTGGTACTACAGGAGTTGGTTTGGTCAGCGGTCTCAGTACAGCAGGTCTTGACGTAGCAGACGTTGCCTTTATCTGAGCAGTGGTTCTGGTAGACGTTGGTACTTGTCTGGTTCTTGATGTCTGAGCCGCTGGTTGTGCTGCTGGTTGCTCTACCTTTGGTGCTTCTAATCTTTTTGTTTGCTGAGTTTGTGCAATTACCTGACTTGGGGTTTGAGAAGTGCTAACAGTAGATCTTCTACCTTGAGATCCTTGACGACTTGATGGTTTTGCATCAACATCATCAATTGCTGCTAATAAATCCCTTTCACCTCTATTCTGTCTATTAAGTCTTTCCATTTCTTTGGCAAAATCTCTATTTGCCACAGCACCTTCTGGTGTATCAAGATCCAACTTTTTCCTAAATTCTGCGTCTGCAAATATACCAGCTGGAGAATTCCTTCCTCTTTTTATTCTTCTGCCGCCAACTTCTTGGTTAATCTTTGTTTCTATTTTCTTATATTCCGCACCGCCTGGGTTTGCAAGAATTCTTTCTGCCTCTGCTCTTCTATTTTTAAACTCAGAGGCAGACATATTTCTATCAGGTCTAGCATATCCACCCCGACTCAATAGAAAGTTTTCAACTCCCTTTGGAGTTGCTGCTCTTACTCCAGGTTTTCCAGGAACTTCAGCAGTTCTAACATTCCTCTTTATTTCCAAATCACCAGGGGTTACATTTGAATATGCTTTAGGATCAACAGTGCCTTTTCCAGATGGTGGTAACTTTGTTAAAGCTTCTGGTGGTACATAAGTTGCTTTACCAGTAAAAGGGTTTGCGCCTGTGGGAGTACCAAAAGACTGCGAAAATCTCTTCGCTCTCTGTGCAGAAGAAGGTAATGTAGGACCTTGTGGTTTTGTTGTTTTTAATTTTTCTTTTTTAGGTATTGGATTGCGAGCACCAGGATTTACTACTTCTTCAGGGTCAATCTGATTAACCTCAACCGCAGGACGATTGCCTTGCTTCGCTTCCTTTAATACCTCATTAAACGGTCTCATTATTGCAACACACTTTTTAGGTATTTATAAAAAAAGGAGGGTATTACCCCTCCGTGTCGTTTAACCATTCTGAGCAATAATCATAATCTCCGAAGAGATATTCATCACAGTCTGCTGCCTCTTTATAAGAATCCAGCACCTTATTGGTATCCCAATTATAGTTGGAATCCAGTAAAGGAATCTTTGGTAACATCTTGTTTGATTCCTCCAACGATGTAGGACTCGACTTCTGTTTCTTGGGGAGCAACTTGGAGTCCTTTGGATGAAATCCAATGCTCAGTCCAAGGAAGTGGGTTATTCTTTGCAGGAATGTCATAGAGAGGTTTGAGTCCGATTGCTTTCATTCTACGGTTGGCAATCCATTCGACATACTGTTGTAACAGTTTGTCATTCAGACCAATCATAGAACCATCTTTGAACAGATACTCTGCCCAATACTTCTCTTGATTGACTGCATTCTCAAACGCTTTATACAACCATTGCTCTTCTTCTTTAGCAATCTGCTTCATCTCTGGGTCATCACCACCCATCCAATTCTTGAGGATGTTCTGAGTGATGACCAAGTGTTGATTCTCATCCCTAGCGATTAGGGAGATGATTTTTGCACTTCCTTCCATAAGCTTGAGTTCGCCAAAAGCAAAACTGCAAGCAAATGACACGTAAAAGCGAATGCCTTCAAGAATATTAACGTTTGCAACTGCTCTGTAGAGCTTGCGCTTGAGTTCATACCTTGCCTCTTTTGCGTATGGGACTTGCTCTAGTGCGTGCAACCACTCAGCAGAATTATCATACTGATGTGCTGAGTTGATGAAGTCATTATACGCTTGAGTCACTGTCACTGCACGCTCCATAATGCGATCCTCTTTGAGGATGGTATCAAAAACCTCAGATGGGTCTGAATAAACGTTTTTGATAATATATGTGTAGGAGCGTGAGTGAATCATTTCCATGAATTCCCACACTTTCATACAAGCTTCCAGTTCAGGAAGTGAAC